CGGTCGTGGATCGACATAAATCGGCTCACCGTGGTTTTATCCAGGTTGTACTCCGCCTCCGCAAATTCCACAACATTCTGGTACGGGCTGTCCTTCAGCACATCCGTATCTCTTGCCTGCTTTAACAGATACCCGATCCGGACGAATCCCTGCGCTGCTTTGTTCAGTTCGTAGTCCAATTCCGACTTGAACTGGCTATATGACTGCTTGTACACGATTGCGTGCTCTTCCACTTCTCTTTCCCTCCAAATTCTTCATATATTCGTCCAGTATCGGCTGCAGTACTGCTTCGTGCGGTTTCTGATCATATGCTTCGTACCACTGCCGTATCTTGGTACCGCGTATCTCGATCGTGCAAAACGGATTCTCTGGCTCCGACGCTCTCCGCATAAAAAGGATGATCCCCTTCCCTTCCGCATGTCCTTTCAGGTAATTATCGCCTCCAACGCAGTGGTGTAGGATCCTTCCCTCTTCTACGATCTCCGCTGCGTTCATGGCCGGCCGGATGCTGTACTCTCCCAGATCTGCGCCGTACTTCTTGTTGAGCGTCTGAAAGCGTTCTGCAATCTTCGGATACCTCTTCAGCACTTCTTTCTTTCTCTGGTCATTTCTGGCCTTCTCCAATTCCAGCACCATTTCATCGTGTCGTCTGCGCAGATCCTTCGGGAATAATATGATATCATTGTTCAAATCGTATCCTGCCCTCTGTCTCATCCGGATGTAGTCCAGGTATATATCAAATGCCACCTTCTCCTGTTCATTCTTCTTCTTATACCTGATCAGTTTTTCAAGAGTGGTATGCTTTAGTACTTCCCGAACTGTGATCCGTTCATTATCACTCCACAAGCCCTGCATAAAGACTTCCTGCTCCACCTCTCTTGATGTCCAGTGTTCTTTTCTTCTTCGCTCTGTCTGGAACGCTTTCAGATATACCAGATCTCCCTTCCTTTCCTTCAGTTCCGGAAGCCTAGCTTTATAGATACGCAATCGGTCCCAGATTTCTTTTCCTCGCGGATTCAAGTTTGCGCCATATTCTGCAATCAGAGCCTGTAGCAAGTGATCCATTCCCAGTTTCTGCACAATCTCCATATCCGGATATCTAGCAAACGCCGAATAGTAATCAATTATGTGATATCCGCGTGAATCTCCATATTTTAGCATCGGTGTCTTGCGGATCTCTTCATATGTGCCAGGATAGATATCGCCTACATATATTGATCTGTTACTATAGTTTCCACTCGCCCAGCGCCGATCACCGTAGTGGTAGTATGCATAATACCGTTCCGGCTTCTTTCCTTTCTGCAGATACACTCTCGCGTATTCATTATGCTCATAGGTGGTCTTGTATCCCTTATCCGTGATCTGCCGTGTATTAAATATCCGGAATACGAAATCCTGCCCTATTTTCTGCCCGATCATCCATCCGACATTGTTAATATATGTACGCTTGAGCCTTCCTATTTGCTTATATTCCGCCTCGGCCCCGCATAGTTCACAGTTTCCAATCGTACCTGCTGCAGGCGCATCAATCAGATGCTCCATTACCTGCTGCTCGTAGCTTTCCCCCAGTCTGGTCACCCCTTCATATCGCATCCCGCAGGCTGTACAATATATGCTGATATGTCTTCCGTTTCGCTGATACTGCAGCTGTCCCTTCAGGTGAAACAATTCCCGCGCATATTTGTATGCCTTCTCCGGGATCTTTCGCATCTTTTGCATATCCATCAGTTCAACCTCCCAGATAGTATTTCCGGATGATCTTCTTTGCGGTTGCCATTCCCGGGATCCCCATCTCTACACCGCTGGCACTGATCCCCGATGTTTTGACGATCCTGTCATCTACTTTGTATTTGTTTTTATATGACCATTTCAGCATCTCCCCGATGCATCCGATCAGATTCTTTCCGCGTCTCCGGACCGCTATGCACATCTGCTCATCATCCATCACACACGATCGGATATATTCCAGCCAGTCCGTTACGATTTCGGAGGGTTGTAAGTCCTTTTCTTCCACTGCCAGTTTTCCAATGGCTGCCGTGAGTTTTGTGGCCAACTCGCTGATCGTGCCTTCCAGATAGTCCTGTACATCTTCTAGGTCAATCCCGTTTTCTTCCGCCAAGGCTTTCAGTGCTTCCACATCGCCTTCTGCCTTCTGGCCCTCTGCTGCTTTGTTTAACTCTTCGTAACTATCGAATTCCCCAAACTTTTCAAACATTGCGATTTTCCCCTTTCGTTTCTCCGTCTATGCCACTTTTGGCATCTTTATATAAATGCCCCATACAACATCCCGGATCTTTGTGTTTGGTATGCGGTCGATCAGGTTCTTCATCCGTCTCTCCACTTCCGCCTGCACCAGATCCCATTCAATCATTCTCCGGCATTTTGCTTCCAATTTTTCAGGAAAAATGCCATCCACCAGCGGTTCATCTCCTTCTTTGATGGCCCTGTTGCCATAGAATAGTTTTCTATCATTCTCTTCCAAATACCCATGTTGCGATCCCCAGACGATCAGCGTATCCGCGCTTTCCTTTTTGTGAACCGCAGCATGGTATCTTCCTGATATGCCGTAATTTGTCGCGGCACTCAACATTCCCGTGATATCCTTGATGAGGTCATTTCTGATCTTTTCCTCTGTCGGGTTCCTTGCGTTCTCCATCTGCTTTTCCCTCCATACTGTTTTGCTGCCGGCGGTAATCGTTCTTCGGTATCGCGTTTACACACGCTGTTTCTTCCGATCTGCCTTCCACCACCCGCATTTCCAACTGTTCCTTTTCATCTCTGGCCAACTCTTCCCGGATCTTCGTCCGCAGGTCAATCAGATATACTTCTAGTTCCTTCTGCATTATTCCGTCAAAATGATCCCCCTCAAAGATCTCGCTCATCATGGTGACCACATCCCCTGCAACCGCCGCTTCCGCGCTGCCGTTCTTCAGGTCGTCCACCAGCTGCTTCGTCTTGATGTATGTCTTCGTCAGATCCAGCAGTGGGCAGTGCAGGTCATATTCTTCGCATCCCAGATATTCCATCTCACGCCTCCTTGCTTGCCAGATAAGAGATTCCCGCCGGTATGATCAGCAGGAGCACTTCACCCTCGCCGCACACGCCGGAAAGCCATACAGACAGAACCATACCCGCTATGACCGCCAGTTTCTTCAGATTGATCTCAATTGCTATTTTCCCGTCTCTCATGTGCTTTCCTTCCTTTCCATCTCGTCCATCTCGTCCCAGTCCTTCAGGATCTCTTCCAGTTTTTCCGCTACCATTTCATAGACCGTGACTCTTGCCATTGTTGCTGCATAGTTCTCTGCCTGCCATCCGGTTTTGTTCTCATATGCAGGCAATAATCTTCGGTTGTCCTTTGCAAGGTCTTTATAGATCAATACCTGTAATTCAATCCGTTCTCTCGGTGTCATCGTTGTCTTCATGCTCAACCCTCCGCCGGAATCCATATGATCTGCACGTAATCGCCATACATTTGTATCCATTCCTTTACGCTGTCCATATCATCTCGGAAGATGTCTATGGCCATTCCATTTTTCAGCATTTTGCCCCCGCCGATATCCCGGCACTCAAACAACCCGATCCATTCACCCTCGATCGTCCAGAGCAACGCCATATCACCCAGATGTTCCTTGTTGGCCGCCACGATCCCTTCATATGGTTCTGTACCGTCGTATGTCCGGTTTCCCGTCGGTAAGTAACAGGTGCATCGGATTTTCTGTGATTCCTGTTGCACCGGTACAACTGTGACGATTATCGCAAGCACGGCCGCTATCATTTTTGTTAGAATGGTAAACACCTCCTACCTCACATACTTTCTATGTGCTTTTTCCAGATCCTTCCCTTTACAATGCTGCCTGTGCTTTTTCCGCACTGTACTTGCCTTCTGTACATCTTCTCAGTTCATTGTAGATTGTTGTGAGACTTACCCCTACTGCCCGCGCAATCTCTTCCTTTGATTTTCCTTCCTGCAACATCTGCTCCATCATCTTTCTGTCATCAAACCTCATTCTTTTACCCTTCGGCATTTGCTCACCTCCAATCAGCAATAAAAAAAGATGCATACAGAGCATAAAACTCTATATGCATCTCCAAATATATTGGTTGCAAACAGGTTATTTACTCTGCTTGCACTCGATTTTAAAACTCAGGATCCAAGATTTCAAGTTTTTTTGCAACATTTCCAAAAGTTTGTAAAAAATGACCATATTTTATGTAAATCGGTTGTCATAATTTGACAGCACGATGCGTGCTAATTGTTTTCTTTGTGTGAATCGTCGTGAAAGTGTGGCTTTTGACAATAAAATGCCAAGAATGCTTCGGCATCCCGGTTTCCTTATAAGATTTTAATGAAATTTATCTGATTGCAGCGATCTCCCGATCGAACATATCCTTCGCTGTCTTATATCCGTGTATCTTTCGCGGATATGTATTTATCCAGTTTTCAATCTCCTGGATTTCATCTTCTGTTTTGTTATCAAAATTTACACCCTTCGGAATCTTGCGCCGGATCATGCGGTTTGTGTTCTCATTAGTTCCGCGTTCGCTGCTCCGGTATGGATGGCAGTAATACAGATCCACACGCTCTTCTTCCGATAGACAGCTCCTTTTCAACCCGTCAACATCGGAGAACTCTGTTCCGTTATCCATCGTTATTGTTTTAAATACATTTCCGAACATTTCCTTCCATTCTCGCTCGATATCGTCCAGAGCCTTCACAACCGATTCCGCGGTATGATCTGCAAGTTTTCTGATGATCTCCCACCTTGTTTTTCGTTCCGACAAAACCAGAAGCGTTCTCTTTGACTTTCCCTGCGGTCCTACCACGGAATCCATCTCCCAGTGTCCAAACTCTTCTCTCGCATCAATCTCCGGCGGTCTCTTTTCTATACTGGTACCGGCATTTGCTCTTTTTTGAACCTTCACTTTATGATACTTTCGTTTTTTGTCTTTTTTAATCGGAAGATCCTTATTAGTCAGTTCCAGGAAAATTCCTTTTTCTATATAACTGTACAGCGTCACCGTGCATATGCTTGTATCAAAGAATACATCGATCCCTTTAGCTTTTAACTCTCCCAGTACTGCTGCCGGACTGTATCCTTCTTTGATCCGTCTTTCCAGATAATTTGCATAGTGCAGATCCTTTCCGATCTTCAACTGTCTGCCGCACTTTTTTCTTTCTTCCGTTGCCCTTTTCTGCGCATAATCTGCCACATACCTCATTTCTTTTGTGAGGTCACTGTTCATCTGTACGCACATGCCCCGCTTTAACTCTCTGCAGATAGTTGATGGGGATGTTTGGATCTTTCTTGCAATATCCGCCTGACTGTTGCCTTCATTATATAAGGTTTCAATCTTTAGTCTGTCAGCCCATGTCAGGTGATTATAGTTTTTCCCTGTTGACATAATAAGCTACCCCCTATTATGCAATAACCGCAGGCTTTTTGCCTACGGTTATTCTTTCACTGTGTAGCCTTTATTATATCATGGGTTGTTCTTTTTCTCCACCGAGCATCAAAAAAACGATGGCCCACGACCATCCTCCAGTAAAATCTTCATCATTGCATAACTCTTCGGCCCATAGGATCCATCTACCGCCAGTCCATACTTAGTCTGCCATGCTTTCAGTGCAGCCACGGACGCCGGTCCAAACTTTCCATCTTCTTTCAGTCCGCAGCCGAACGGGCATGCCTTATTGGCAAACCATCTGTGTGCCACCATATTCTGTTTGTCATACTGCCCCACCAGTGACTTGTCTGCCTTCCATTTGAGTTCCGGTATGTTGTTTCGTCTGCAGCAGTCTTCCAGCAATGCAACCAGCGCATCCAGTGCCGCATTTGATACATGCCAGTCCGGTTCTCTTCCATCATTGGCCACTTCTATCGTGATGATATGATCATCGACCACTCTATTTGATGTACATTGTGATCTATAGTCCTCCTGCACATAACAGCCTATCAATCCATCAGAACTTATCCCGTAATTGCTTGATGCTTTCCGGCTTTTGTTCGAAAAATGATTTCCCAGGGATACCACTGTGGCATTGCACGCCATGCAGTGTACCCCGAAGCCTACTATATCAGATGTCCTTTTTTTCTTGTTCGGCGAGATCATCGTCACTCTCGTCAGATTGCTCATTATCATGTTCCAGATCCTCCGGGAATTCATCAACTACGGGTACTGCTTCCGTCTTTGTTGCCAACTGTATCATCTTCCGTCCCTCCTACATCTTCCGTTTTCTTTTTCAGACTCTTGATCATCTTTTTTAAGAACGGGGGCACAGGCCCTCCGGCGTCGCTGATATTTTCTATGATCGATAGCATTTCATTGAACGCAAGCCACAGAGCCACGACAATCGAAACAATGAAGGGCTGTTTGAAATCCGGACGAACCTGCTGCGCTGCATAGTTTACCAGCACATCCAGGAGCCACCCCATAGCGATCAGCAAATACATCAGCACCTTTTTCTTCAGGCCATTGAATCCCTTCAGGCTGTCAATTTCCTGCCCCCTTTTGGGGGCGGCGATCAAAGCCGTAGCATAATCGATCACGTTACAAGCCAATAACACATAGACCGGGATCGCCAGATTGCCCAGCCATCCGGTCAGGCCTGCGAATATCCCGACAATGACCGCCTGGATTTTCTTCATGTTTTCCATGATTCTCCTTTCTTTTTTTTGCGGATGATCAATATTTTGCATTGATACATGTCTCGTATCTGTAACAATCTTTGCAGCAAGTGATATCGTATTCCAATGCCTCTCTTGCTTCGCCTGTCAAAATATCGCATTTATCCTCATATTTCACGATATTTCCTTCTTCATTTACTTCGTTCATTGGCCGCTCCTCTTCTTATCTCACCCCGGCAGAAATGCCAGGGTGATCATTACTGCTCAATAGTCTTCCGTAATCCCGCCGCTTCATTGATCAGCCGTATCTCATTTGCAAAGTCGCTCTCTACTTCTTCTGCAGTCATATGCTGCATCAAGCCCTCAAACAGTCTGTCAATAACTCTCTTCTGTAGGTCGATGATCGTGCTCTGCATCGTCACCACATCATATAGGCGACTGACCTCTCCGCTCACTGGTAGTCTTCTCCAGTGATCTCTTTGTACTCTTCCTCTGTGATCCAGCCTTTTGCTACGGCTTTCTTAACGCGGTCAATGTTCCAGAGGCCATTGTCATAGTAGTATTTTACCTTTTCAAAGTTTGCGCTCATCTCTTATTCCTCCACTAACATACTCAGATAATCAATGTCTGCCTGCTGCTGTGCGATGATCGGATAGATCTCCTTCGGCACCTTGCATTCATCGTATGCCCATACCGTCACGGTCTCTCCATCCACTTCGCGCTGTTCTTCCGTGATGTTTTTACGGATATAAACTACGCTTTTCCCTTCCTGCACTTCCTGCGGCTTCACACCGCTTTCAGATCTGTACCACATAATCTCTTCTCCCTTCTGACTCTACGGTCATATCTGCTTATTTTACGTTTTATGTTCCGGAAACTGATATACGGTTTCATCCACTTGACATACATCCCGTATGTGTCCGTCTGATTTAGCCATCCCAGAGCTGCGATCATTTTACGGCAGGAATATATGCCTTTATGTTTTGAAAACCGTCTCGCCCTTTTCGTCATCCGCAGCATTATATTTTTCCGCAATGCTGTACGGTTTCGATAGAAACGAAACCCCATAAAATCAAGGAAGCGGTACTTGTCTATTCCGTTTGATGTTCTGTGAAATCTCGCTACCTGCCAGTTTCCTTTCATCTCCAGCCCGATATTCTTCAGAAACTCGCTGATCGCTTTCCGCATCTTGTGCAGTTCCCGCTTGTTGCTTCCGAATATCACCATATCATCCATATATCTGACATAATGCACTGCTCCCAACTTCTGCTTGATAAATTTATCCAGCGGCTGCAGGTACCAGTTCGCCAGCCAATGTGATGTATGAAACCCTAACGGCAGACCGTCCGGAGCGCAATCGATCACTTCTCCCATCAGTTTATTGAACTTTGGATCGTGTATGTATTTAGCAATATAGGCTTTTAACATATCGTGCTGTATGCTCGCGAAAAAATGGTATATATCCATCTTCAGGAAATACTTCGCATTCTTTTCGTCGTGTCTGATCCACTTCTTGATATGGTATGCTGCCAGTGCCGGGCCTCTTCCCGGTATTGATCCGTGGCAATGCACATACATTCCTTTCATAATGATCGGTTGTAATGCTCCTACGATCATATGATGCAGAACCTGTTCCTTGAATGACGGTACTATGATACGACGCTCTTTTTGTCCTTCTTTGATGATTCTCGGTTCTTTGTTCCGGTGCCTATAGTTCTCTGCAAACCTCTGGAACTTCGGTATCTCCGCTTCGATGTTCTCGTAAATCTCTTTCACTGTCTTGCGTTCCCGTTTTCCAAGAGAAGCCTTGCAGATGGCTTTCCTGATGTTATCCGGTGATATGACTATCTCCCAGATATGATTGTACGATTTCATACCTATCCTCTTTCTTATCCTCTCAACGGTTTTCGATGTACTACTGGCCGCTGCTCGCAACGAGATAATTTTCACCAAGAGGTGGGGATATAACTGCCCTTCTGTTAATCTGCCATCATAGGATAAGTAAGCGCGGCACCGATGTTCCACCTGGCATTCGAAGCGTCGTTGTTCAGGTTGACGTACCACGCACCATCGTGAGACCCGTTGTTCCGAAGCGTCGTTGCTCAGGGTGACGGACCACGCACCATCGAGAGACCCGTAGTGCGAGGAGCCACCACGGAACGGCACCCGCGTTCCGCCATTGTTAAACCATAAGCCGTCACAGTAGTGCGTGGATGCAGTCGCTTTTGTGTTGTCTGCATCCTTCGGAAATGCTCCGTTCAGCGAGAACTCGTACTTGTCACAGTACTGTCCGGAGGTTCCTGTCGGTGTTGCTCCCACGCTGATATAGTTGTCGCCGGTCAGATTGTATCCTGCTGCCGTGGAACCATCTTCAGTTCCATAAGTCAGTTTCACCTTCTGTGTACCGTCAACCATAATATGACCGCGGTATCTTCTCCACTGGCAAGCCCACCAGTTCTCCATTCCGAATACCTTCACGCCATGATCACCATCATTGTATCCAAAGAACAGCCCCTTGTCGTTCAGCGCTCCGGTCACATATGCCTTCATCGCCGTTTCAGATCCGCTGTCCAAGCCTCTGCCGAATACCGCCTGTGTATTCGTAGACTTTCCGATCAAAGTCAGCAGCATATTGATCAGGACGATATCCGCATATACCTCTGTTCCCCAGATCTCAGCGCTGCCTGCATTATTTCTTCCCGCCATGGTGATCTCTGTGGACGCGTTCTGTGTATGCGAGATATACTGCCCCGATAAAGAACGCAACACATTATTGGTTCCATCGCTCACTGCAGATCCGTTATAGATCGGAGTGTAGAAGTGATCCACACTCACGCCGTTGCAGTTATGGAATGACCAGTCGTGATAGGTAGCATCTACCTGATGATCCGCGATGTACACAGTGCAACTATTTGCATCGCCGCTGTCCGGTTCGATCTTCATCCAGATCTTTTTCCCATCGCGGCCCCATTCCATCATGGCATTTCCTGCGTATGCTGTGTCTGCGATATCCGATGCTGTTCCGTCTGCTTTCTTGGTGTAGTCATCTTCTTTCAGATAGTAGTCTACCGTTCCATTCTGACGAACCATACACGGGCGCGGCATGAAGAATGCGTCTTTCCAGGAGCCGTAATCGAATACTCCGCTCGTATAGTCCATCTTTGCCGGACGCATTCCGATCGCATCCTTCAAGTATGTCACTTTGCTATCCGGATCATCCTCTGCTCCGTCAATGTGGAATGCGTAGATCACACCGCCCTTCCCGTCAACTGCTGCCGCAATGCGAAGCGCTGCATCTTTGAGCGCATTCACGGACGCATCCAACTGTTTCAGGTTTTCGTTTGTCTGTTGCCCTGTAGAATCCAAAAGGATAGGACTTGTTACTTCGCTCATATCATACCTCCTTAATTATTATAAACGGCGCAAAGTTTGCCGTTTTGAACTGTTAATCCCAAAGTCGTTAATTCACTCTTTAACGATGAGATGTCTTCCGCATTTGTAGCGACCTGTGCCTTCTCCGTATCACTATAGTCATTTGTGGAAAGTCCTTTTCCATTCTCTGTATTTACCTTGCCAGCAAGTGCTGTGTCCATCTCCGACTTGATGACAAGTTTATATCCACTCAAATCTTCTGTGGAAAAATACTCTGTAACATCCGTTGACGTATCATGTGCTTCTACTTGCCATGTATAACCAGCACTGTGAGTTGTAGAATCTCTCAATGCCGTATATTTGAAATACTGACCGCCGTAGTAGATTGTTTCCAGTGTAAAAGCATCATCTATTGTATAGGTCACACCTCCACCGCTACCGTACTCATACGTATACTGTGTGGTGCTAATTACAGTACCGCCCTGCGATTTTGTTACAGTCAGGTCATTGTCACCACTGAATTTAATATTGTAGGCATAATTGTCCCTAACAATATTTCTATTTACAGCGATATTTCCATTGTTGAGATTGATATAATCGCCTGCGGTCAGCGTTCCCTGCTTTCCGGCAAGTGCGGAATATACACCGCCACTCTTAACGGGATTGTTACTATTCTCCGTGGGTGCATTGTCAAATGTCAACGTGTCCTGCTTTCCAGCAAGTGCAGTTTCAACATCACCGAAGCTGTCAATAGATGTACCATCTTTGATATCGTCTAAAGCATCCGCTACATCTGCAATTTCATCACTGATCGTAGTCGCAGTAAAGTCGTTTGCATCCCACGCGCCGGTATGTGCAGTGGTACACTTATACAGCACACCGTCTTTGAGTACATAGTCGTCTACAGCATAAGATGCGGTGGCATCAAATTCCTGGGCGATATCTTCCAGGATATTCTCGATAATAGTCATTACTTCGGACACATCACCAAGTTCCTGCCAAATAGTGCCATTAAACAAAAACTCTTTGTTTTGGTATGCCACCAAGTCGCCATCTACGGCAGTATAACTCTCACCATTGATTGTGATAGGATTTGTATCACAGCCATCCGTCAACGCTGTTGTGGTTACACCTTTTTCATGGATAGCGCTCTGGCCGCCTCCCCCGCCATTTTCAAGAATCTGCTGGAGTAAATACTCAATTCTGCTCTCCGGCGGATCCAACACGTTATTTGCACCAAGCATATTTTGCAAAATTGCTTCAATTCTGCTTTCAGGGTTGCTAAAATCCATTTTTCTACCTCCTTATAATGTGAACCATATTTTTTTAATATAGACTTCTTCCAGTCCTATCCACGGGTTAAACTCTACATACTTGTATCCGTCAAAGTTTGCCTCGCCGGATTTATCGGGGATGCTCAATTCCATCTCATACTCACCGGCGACTAATCCCTGCATCGTGTCATCGTATGTTCTGTACAGATACCCGGATGGCACCTGTGTCTGTGGGCTCTTCTGTCGATATAAGATACTCAACTGTTCGCCCATCTCTATGCCGATCATATTGCCCTTCGTTTCATACTTGATATGCACCTTCTTGTATGTGTTCGGAATGATGACCGGGATCAGCAGTGCCGCACTGTAGTGACCATACACGTCATATATAGCTCCCTGTGGTGCCGTAGTTTGTATTCTCTTCAGGCACGTTCCGTCATTCTCCCACCAGTCAGCGTGATCGCCCTTGAACATTGCAATGTATGGCGTTCCTACCAAGTCTTTCATGAAGTTGGTGCTTGTGTACTGGATCAGGTACTGCATCGCAGCTACATCGCCGTTCCCCTGTTCATACGGCACCAGCATTGCATCAAAGTTAGTGAACCCTGCAGGCATTAGTTGCGTGTTGAACCCGCCATTAACAAACAACACGTCGCCTTCCGGTGCTTCGCCTGCTTCGATCTGCTTTGCGAACAGATATGCGCTTGATATTGTCATGATAATGATCCCCCCACTAATCCAAATGCCACCGAGAAAACATGGGAACCAGCGGACAAGCTCGATGTTAGATAATCCAACGTAAGAACGTGATCCCCATCTGCATAGGTCTCTTCAATCGGTCCGATGGTCTGCGCATCCAAGCCGTATGTAATATTGAGCTTTGTAGTATTTCCCTGCGTTGTGGCAGTCGTCCGGAAGTTCAATGTGGAGCCGAATCGCACCTTGGTATTTTCCTTCAACTTAAAGTAAATACTCATTATGATTGCACTGTTTCCGTCTGCAATACTTCCTGTGCTCCTTACCTGTGGTGTAACATATTCATAAGTTACCGCATCAATCTTGTCATTTGTTTCTTTAATTTTGGCATCTGTCTGCGCCTTTTCACGTTCGATAGTTCTTCCATTGTCGCTCGTTTTTTTGTCGGTCGTTATAACCGCATCCAAAATAGAATCCTGCACTGCCCCTACGGTCATCGTTTCATATCGCTCCAACAGTACATTATATTCCAGCTCAACTACTTCCGCCTGCATCGATACGCCGAGCGGTGCATAGTAGACCGTAACGGTATCACACAAATTCACCGGAACATGATTTTCCTCATCAATGAATGCGGCTTTTATCGTCAGCCTCGGAATACCCAGCGTGTTCTTTGTCAGATATTCCTGCGCCTTCGCCCGTAGTTCTTCCTCTGTCGGAACATCTCCGAAATACTTTGTCAGATCCAACTTCTGTATGCGCTGATACGGATAAACTTCCGTGGTCTGTACTGTCAGTACCTTCTCTGTCAGTTCGACATATTCATCACCGGAATAGTATGGATAAATCCCGGTGATCACCTTGTCGATAGATTCCTCCTGTTTTATGTCCGTGATATTCTTCCCGTAATTAATGATCTTTCCTCTGTTCTGGCCGCGCGCGGAATGCAGATGCACCTCGAACATATCCCATTCCAGCTCTCCGCCGTAAAGGTCCAGCAAGCTTCCTTCCATCCCTCCGATTGCTGATCTGATGCTCTCCGGTGTCTCCAGCTTGAACGGCGTCGATGATACAATATCTGTATCGATCGTGAACGGGCAGGCTGTTGCTGCATTATCTGTCAGCCCATCCACTGCATCTGCCGCACTATCCGCGTCAAACGGTGATACCGGAATGCTCGTCAGCTGATACGATATGTGTTGCGCCAAAACAGTCACTCTGCCGTTTGCCGGCTTCGTAATCTTATAAATTCTGAAAGCCTGATTGTCTTCATCCTCCGCCGGCTGTCCAAAGATGATCCTTGAATGCGCCAATTCTGCGTAATGTACTCCCGTGATCGGATAGACCATTTTGAGCTCGTATTGACCGTTGCGTTCTTCTGTCACGATGCAGGAAATCGCATCGGACAGGCGGCCTATACCATTGCTCGTGAATGTCGTTTCGGTTTTATCAAAAAGAATCGGTATCATTCTATAATATCCACCATCTTGGAGTGATCGTTGCCTTCGTTAATGTCCCAATATCAACAGTGTTTGATCCTGCTGCCAGGCTCGGAAACAGCCCATTTGTCAACTGTATGCAGCTGTTCATATTTGTGCTTCCGTAATACGCTTCCTGCGTCTCGCAGTCGATATCGATATAGTCCGTGTTGGTCGTGATCGTAATCGCGACACCACCTATTGTCAGCGTCCCGGTACCGATCACTCTGATCAGCGGCAGCGCCGTCATCTCTGTCGGATTTGTGATTGTTCCACTTGCTGTGTACTCCACCGCCGTTTCGCCGGTTTTCAGGAATCTCTGCGGCTTGCAGTCAAAAATAATATCAAATGTCTGCTTGTCCAGCCCCCGCAGTACCGGCTTTGTTTTGACAGCGCCTTTATACCTTGCAATACGGAATTCGTCCGTATGATAACTGTCTTCCAGTCGCTGGTATCCTTTTTGTGCTGCAATTTTATTGCGGAAGCCTTTAATGTTGTTTGCAAAATTATCCTTGATAAACGCGGGGTACTTTATCTCAATATTCTTGTACCTTCCATTATCCAGGAACATCTCGCCATTTCTTCCCGGGATGCTGACCTTACTACCATCCCTCTCCGGAGCCCCAAATACGCCGGAGCCGCTGATATATATGCCATAGTTTCGACTATCCTGACCGCCAAACACAAAATACTCTATTGCCATATATTTTCCTTTCTTGCGTAATCCTCATCCATTTTCTTGATTACTTCTTCTGCAATAGCCTCTTCGCTCTGTCCTTCGGTAGCGTAGATGTTAAATGTCGGCTGACTTATAAAACTACTCGATGTCACCTTTTCTTCCGCATAGGAACTTTCCTGCGGTTTCATTTCGCTTATGGCCTGCTCGATACGCGGTAGTGAGTCTTCCATGCCGATTGCATAACCTTCGCCGCTCATTTCGCCGAAGTATTCAAATACTTTTGACGGTGAATTGATGTCCAGTATCTTCTTTGTCGCATTTGCCGCTGCCGATGCTATTGCTTCTGCTGCCTTTTCCACTGCTGACTTCTTTGACAATAAGCCATCTGACAAACCATCTCCAGCGTTGGTCCCGATCCTGTGCATCACATCGTAACCCATTCCGTTTTCTATCTCGTCCACGGTATCTTCCGCCAGATCAGCAGCCGCTTCCGTCGTGTCAATGCTCTTATCCTCAATCACCTTGACAACTTCGCCCATTGCTTCTTCTGTTGTATCCGCCCAGTCCTCTCCGGCATCTTCCAGATCACCTGTGATCTCTTCTGTACTGTCTTCCGTTTCCCCAATGATCTCTTCCCAGGCTGCACTGTATCCTGTCTGTACATCCGCCATGGTCTTTGCCATAGTATCGCGCATTTCCCAGTTCTCTTCCCAGGCTTTCATGACTTCATTGAACTTGTCTGTGTCATTTTCAGCCGCTTCAACCAATTCATGAAGATAGCCCGCTCCGGATATCCCCAGCTCCTGTATATCACCAAGCATACCCTCTTCCATAAGGCCTTGGTGTACCAAATCAGATGCCTTATTCAGATCCTGAACATACTGATCCATGGATTTTGTCTGGCCTTCCAAGCTGGATACCATCTGATCAACAGTCAGGCTTGACTTTGTATTCAGTTCATCAAACAGTCCGATTTGCTTATCAATAGAGTCCGCCGCTTCGCCATATGCTTTATAATATGCCTCGCCAAGATTCTCCAAATATCCTGCAACGGATCCGCTCACTTCATATGCAGTTCCCTTATAGTAAAGCGTTTCTGTCTGCAGTTCATCCAATGCAGCCAATGCCTCATCATAGCCACTGGTATCTGCTAACAGATCTTTGTACTGTTCATACTCACCATCAAGGCTTTCAAGCTGCCCCTCCAGAGCCTTATAACCGCCGATGATCTGTGCTTCATTTATCGCTACCTGAGATGCGTGTTCCTGCGCCGCTTCAGATGCCTGCCTAAGTGCCTCGACTTGGCTGGTACTTGAGCCTTCCACATCATTCTGAAGATCGATCAGAGCCTGATTATATGCCTCTACAGCCTCGTTTCGTGCGGCGAAAGCTTCATCTACACGTTCCTGCGCAGCAATGTACTCTTCTTCCTTGTCCAGCAGTTCATTTTTAAGATCAATCTGCTCCTGCAGAATCTCACTGATCCGTCCCTGGTACGCTTCTACCTCTGCCTGATACAACAGTGCATCCGTGTACTTCTCCACAGCATCCACGGACATATTCAGTTCGCCGGTGACTCCATTTACTGACAGTTTCAGCTCCGGCATGATCGTATTCAACTGATCCACCGTTTTCTGCAGTTCCGACATTTTCGCTTCGTCGTTCTTGGCTACCGGTTCCAGCTCACGCAGCTTTGCGATCAGATCAATTGCCTGCTGCCGTGTGCCCTGCATTGAGCTCTCATTCTTCGCAAAGGTGTTTCTGCTGTCTTCTACAGCTTTATTCACCTTTGTCATGGAATCCACAAGAGCCTTCTGCTCATCATTCAATTCCGCAACCTTCGGCGTGTAGTTCCCAGTTTTATCAAATAGCAGCGTCAGTCCCGTCACAAGAAGTCCTGCTGCGGCCGCTACGGCTCCCATCGGAGATATAGCCTGCACTGCATTAAGCCCCGCTTGCGCTGCCTCTGCCGCAGTCAGATTCGGAGGTAATAATGCAATAGCAGCATTCAATACTTCTGTTGCTGTTGTAGCTGCCTTAAACGTCAAGAATGCCGTTCCTACACCCGCCGCGATTGCTCCGATCTCTTCCAGATGGTTGATCACAAATGTCAGGCTATCGATCAGTTTCGGCAACGCATCCATAGCCGCATCGATCGACTTATCCATCAGTTCACTGACTGCATCCGAAAAACTTGCCAGGGATGTGCCGAGCTCGCCATTCTTGATGCTATCATCCAGTTTTCCTACTGCTTCCGTGGCTGCATCCACGCCATTCTTCAGATTTTCATCAAAAACCTCGTATGCCGAAATTCCCAATCCTTCCAGAGCTGACTTCAATATGGTTATCTTTCCGGTCAGATTGTTATTCATCGTGTCTGCCATACTCTGGGCAGCACCTTCCGATAATTCAATCTGTCTCTTAAGATAATCAAACTCTCCGGTAGTCCCTTTCAACAAGGCGTTGACGGCTGCAATATCTGTCTTATTGAAGATCGTGGAGATTGTACGCGTTCTTTCCGCGCTGCCCATATGCTCCATTGCAACATTCAGATCGTACAATATATCTGACAGATTACGCATATCTCCATTTGCATCTTCTGTTTTGACGCGCAGATTATGCAGCGCAACTGAAGCATTATCCGTCGGCGATGCCAGAGACAGCAATACGTTACGCAGATGCGTACCACCTTCGGATCCTTTGATACCGTTATTTGCCAGGACACCCAGCTCTGCGTTCATTGTTTCCAGATCTGTTTTGGTTGACGATACTGCACCGGCTGCTACCAGTGTTGCCTCACCTAACTGACGCACGCTCGTGTTCGACTTCTGGGAAGTCACTGCCATCTCATCAATATACTTATCCAGTTCGGATGTCTGCATATTCAGAGCCGCCATAGCATCCGTTACCATATCGGATGCCGTAGCCAGATCCAGCCCGCCTGCAGCCGCAAGGTTCAATACCTTCGGCAATGTTGCTGCTGACTTTTCCGCATCATATCCAGCCAGCGCCAGATAATTCAATGCCTCCGCCGCTTCGGATGCGCTGTATTTTGTAGTCGCACCGCATTGTTTTGCAGATTCTGCCAACAGCTGATATGCTTCGGAGCCGCCCTCGATATCCGCAACGCTCATGCCCATTGTTGCAGCCACCTGTGACATTGCGGCTTCAAAAGAGGATCCTACATTGATGGCTTCATCCGCCATCTTTTTGATTTCTCCCGTTACCGCCTTTACTGCTCCGATGATTGCCTCTGATGCCAGCGCTGATTTCAGTGTTTCTCCAAAGATACTGGTTTTCTTTTCCGTATCCTCGATTTCATTACCAAATTCATCGATCGATTTTGCGCTGTGATCAGTTGAGCTTTTTGCTTCTTCCAGATAATCCCCTGTCTTATCCAGTTCCTTTTCCAGTCCGATCAGATCCGCTTCCGCACTATTCAAACTGGTCTGCCAGTAATTGATATCCCGATCTGATTTCTTCAGTTCGTCACTCGCCTCTTTCCAGGCATTCTCCAGGCGGTTCACTTCTTCCGCCTGCGATTCTATTGCTTCATCCGTAGCATCGGAACTGTTTTTCAGGTTATCCAGTTCTTTTCTTGCTTCCGCAAGTTCCTTTTCGTACTTGTCTACATTCTCAGCTGCTGCCTTCTGCGCATCCTTGGCCGAATCCAAGGCAGACGCATAGACACTGATCTTATCCTTCTGCTTTTCGACCATATCGCCGAGCGTTGCATACTTTTTCTGCAATGCTTCGAGAGAGTTCTGCTGCCCGGAAAACTGTGCCGCTGTCAGCTGCATCTCGCTCGACAGTTTTTTCTGGTCGCTTGCTATATTTTTTAATGCTTCTCTATAGGCCTGTTCGCCGTCCAGTACGATATTTGCACCGATTGTCTTCATCAGAAATCCCTCAAACTATCCAGCTGATCGTGATCTTCCGTATCGTAATCTCCGTATTTTTCCAGATTGAAGATCACTTTGTATATCCTTAACTTCCGCACGCATTCGCCGATCGACGCGTGCCCGAATTCTTCCCGTGTGAATCCCAGCCTTGTGGTGGCCATAAATTCCATATAATCGAAATCAATGACTATCTTCCCCTCCGGCCGGGTTCTCGTTTTTTTTCTTCGTCGTCCTCTTTTCCAAGGTTGAAGCAATCATTGAAAGCGCTGATAAGAAGTCCTATGCGCATAAACACCGGAAGATCTGTTTTTCTCACCACTTCCTGCACGCTATAACGCTCTTTCTGCCCCTGCATCTCCAGCGCCTCATTCACCATCGCCGTCAGGAATTCATTAGCCGTTGCGACATCCGGCTCGCAAGGTTTTGTTATGCGCTTTCCTTCTTCATTTCTTTTCTCGTATCCGTCTTCATCTACAACAACCTTCCTTCCGATCATCTTCAGATAGAATGCATCAATACTCTCATGCTCCTTCTGCATCTTCGCCAGCACATTGCATGTGCAGATGTACGGAAGCTGTCCACCATCCACTGTCTCAATTGTCTGAATCTCTCTTTTCATCCTGATTTTCCCCGCTTTCCAATATTATATCTATCAGATCCCGTAATGTTTCCAAATCTTCCTTCTGGTCCACCGTAAAGCCCTTATTGGGACTTTCCCGTCCGTCCGCTCCTATCGACCACGGACGCAGATCATATCTCGGTTCGCCACCGTTCCATGATATCAGCCGCAAGCGTAATGCCTTGGCCCCATGTCCCTTGTAACCAAAAATCCCGAAGTCCTCCACGACTTCGTATTTGATATCATTCGCCATATGATTTTCCCCTTTTAAAAATGGCGGCGGGATAACACCTGCCGCCACGCTTGTTCCGTTCGTATCAGGTATTGCTTCTCAGAGTAAGCCCCGACAGATCGAAAGTCTTGGTCTTGGTCTTTCCGCTCTTGGTAGCTGTTACCGTCAGAGCCTTTGTCTTGTCCGTAATGCGAAGCACCGCATATCCTGTGGTCGCATCCGGTGTCTTGGTTGTTCCATCCTGTGCTACCGAAACCGTAGCCCCGCTGCTCGCGGATACGTGAAGCGCAATATAGTTTCCGGACTGTTCGGAAACCGTCTCGCTGTATCCTTCGTATCCGGTCACATACTTCAGCACGCCATTGATCGCGCTGCCACCCACTTCGATGCCGTACTGCAGGTCATCTACATATACGCCATCCAGATCTGCTGTGATATCGATATCCGCATCCACACTCACAGTCAGGCTATCGCCGGTAAATGTATTGTCGATACCCATCTGGTCGCATACCCAGTCGATAGCCTCCGCTTCCGAAGAAAAGCCGTATGCTTTCTTTCTCCAGGTATCGTCCAGATCCCACGCGATCGCGGATCCATCCATTGCCGGGGTAACATAGTTGATGCCATCGTTCTTTGTCTGGAAGTTCTCTGCGCCTTCAGAAAAACGCATCTTCGGAAGGAAGCATGCGTCATAGCTGCCGTCAGAGTTCTTGATGGAGAAGCCATATCCCACATAATTGGATACATCACTCGTCTTATCTGTCTGCTCTGCGTCCCCGGTGGTGCTGATCGTATGACCATACAGCACATTGTATGCGATCAGCGGCATCGTTGTGGACCCAACGCTTACGGAAGCGTCCTTGAACTCGCTCACCTCATCCTGCTTCTTGTTATCACCGTAAAGCTCGCCCGATGCATAGTTCGGGGTTACAGTGGTGTTCATTGCTTCACCGCACTGGAACGCATTGGAATAATTTACCGATGCCGGTGACTGTCCCGCTGCCGGGGTAAACGAATACAGTGCGATGATCGGTCTGGACAAACCGAAGTTGTACGCTTTTGCACCTTTTTTTCTGCTCATCTCATTCTCCTTTCAGTTCTGCATAGTTAAACTCAAAAATAAGATAACGGAATATGTTTCCGCTCTCTTTTTCACAATAGTTCTCGAATGAAATACCATAGAATCCTTCTTCTTCCAGGTATTTCCGGATCTGCTCTTTGATCGGATAGTAGTCCGTTTCTTTCTGTAATCGCACGCGCATCTGCAGGTTCGTTTCGAGCATCTGTGCCCGATCATCCCCAAACAGCCCGCCGCGTTCATCGGCGACATCCCAGACGACATACTCCTGTTCATCGCCTCCATAATCGTTTTCTTCCACCGGAAGCCCTGTCAGTGTTTCCAGTCCTGCCAACTTATCCGTTATCATCCAGCTTTTCCTCAAATGCTTTTTCCAACTGTTCCTCTACCTGCGTCCGTACATTGTTCACAGCCTTTGTAAGCCACGGCCTAGCCGGTTGTCCCTTCTTGCCGTAATTCAATATTGCTGCTTTCATCGCATTACTTACCGGCGGAATACGGTCTTTTCTGCTGCCATTCGGATATCTCGGTGCTTTACTCTTCCCGTGCGGGTATACTGTCGCAATATAGGCTCCGTTCTTCGCTTTCTTCGCCTTGTTTGCCCGGATGGACTTTACAAGATCCGATCCTCCGCTGTGTCTTACGGCTCCCTGCACTTCCTTCTGCATCGATCTCTCCAAAATTGGAGTTGCGCTGTCGATCGCCCTTTGCATATTCTCCGGGCTTACAGCTGCTGCCGCACCTTTTAACAGATCATCCGGCATATTCAGATTGAACTTCGCCATATCACACCTCCCGTATCAGATTCAGCAGCATCACCACATCACCGATACGCTCATAACTGTCTATGGTATATTCGACACCATCTGCAATACACCGCTTTGGCTCTTTTGTTTCCGTACCTGCTCCGTTGAAGTCTTCCTGCCTTACCAGTACACGCCTGGCATACAGTCTCCCGTCACGGTTCGCGTTATAAACACCCGCTACTGTATTCGGATTCAGAAGTGCCGATACATCCACTTCCTTGTAGTCGTCTGCGCAGATATTATGATCGCCCTTGGTTCTGCCGCGCAGTGTCCGCAGTGTGATACTATCCGACATTTCCCGGACTACATACGCCCTTCTGTTCCAGGATAACGGCGTTAAGTGTGGGATAGTCATTCCCGACACTGCTATGATCTCCCAGGTCTCCCCGAAAAATACCGCCCGTGCTCCTTTCCAGTTATGCGTATCGTCCTTTGGTATGCTGATCGTATAATCCGCAAGCAGACTGCCCATATCCCAGCCTGCCTGCGGATCCTGCTTCTGTCCTGCAACCATTACCAGCGCATTGTCTACCGCATACTCGGTACCGTCCGCTTCATTCAGCTGTATTGTGATGCCTTTGATCAAGCCCATAAATCTCTAATGCTCCGTACCTTTGCCGTTTGAGTCCCAGCCTTGCCAGCTCCGATTTTTTGATAAACAAACCGCCGCCCGGCACCAGATAGCTTCCGCTCATAGAGTAACCGTTTGCCGATTCCGTCATCTGCGTCATCGGTTCCGAATCCGTTGATGTCATCAGCGCCCTTGCCGTTACATCCACCGTTACCGATTTCGCCACCTGCGCAAAGTCTTCATCTGCTGTCACCATCGCATCCAGATCCTTTCCCACCTTCTTCGCTTCCACACGAAGGGATGAGCACACGATCGGGATCAGTGCCGTCGCCCTGTCCTGTTCTTCAGCTGTCATCGCACGCCACAGCGTTGTCATATCATCAATCGTTGCATAGTTCATTTTCTTTTGCCCCTCTTCGGTTCCTCCGGCACTTCCAGATCGGAATCGTCATCATCTGCCGGACTGTTGTCCTGCGGCTCTTCAATCTCATCCGTCTGTTGCACCGGTGCAACTTCCGTTTTTTCTTCCGGCCTGCTATCTGCAGATTTTGATACCGGCTTGGCGGAAGAAACCTCCCGCCAGCCGTCCCATTTGAGATCTTTATCAGTCTGCACGATCAAGCCGTTCACATTCTGATATCTTCTCATGCTTTAGCCTCCACTACTTCTTTCCGGATCATCGCAAATGCATTCGGCACCAGGATACCCCAGCCTACAAAGATCTCGGAACGCACATAGATTTCATTGTATCCCTGCAGGTCGCGTCCGCTGTTGTCCGGGTCGCCGTACTCGATCACTTTCAGCGGGATCTCTCTCGCATATCCCCACTTAAAGTAATCACTGAAGTTGCCAACGAGCACATGATCCGTGGTGGTCTTGGTAGAATCGTCTGTAGTAACTACGGTGACATCCTCTACCTTCGGGCACGCCGGAACATTACTGCTCACCTGCGTCGGAAGGCCGTTGATCTGTCCAGGAGCGCTGCCCCATGCCAGATCCGGATACATCTTCTGGCCATCGCCATAGGTCATTTTTGCCAATTCGGAACGGAAGTACGGAGACATTGCCGCACCCGTCACGTCCTCATCGCTTGCCTGTACCAGTCCGATCGCGGTTTCCATCTGTGTGTCTACCGTAGCAGTCGTGGAAGAGTTTACGGTTACAATCTGGCTTACTGCCTTATCAAAGCAGTTATTTCCGATCAGATCGGAAGCGGTTCCCGTTCTCGGGTTTACGCCGTGGATTGCCATCAGGTCGATACCTTTAGCTACTTTCCTTGCAAACCCTTCTGCAAACTTCGCCAGGAAATCAATCTGCTCATCCTCGGTTGCCATCAGGAACTCCTGGGACATTCTTGCACCATATTCTACCTTGTACGGCACAATGGTGATCGGCTCAAAGCTTACTCCGCCACGGCTCTTTGCTCCGCTCTCTGCCACCAGATCCACTTCATTGTCCATATTGAAGGTATATTCCTTCATACCATTGAACGGAATCGGTGTCTGCTGGGACAGCTGCGCAAGTGCGGATGCTCCCTTAACTCTGTCGATGAGCGTATTTACCAGTTCCGGCGTGAAACGCCCGCTCATGGAACTTCTGTTGATAATACTCGGTGTAGGCATAATTTACTCTCCTTTCATCTGCCGCAACATCTCTTTGTATGCTGCTGTTTTTGAATCTGTTTCCTTCACTTTCGTTTCCGCGCTGGCCATCGGAGCCGGATTACTCGATGCTTCAAAGAGTTTCGCCAGCGCTTCAGCGTCCTTCCTGATCTCATCCTCCGTCTCCCCGTTCAGCCGGGAATGCATTTCGTAGGGTAATCCCAACTCATGGGCAATTCGCGTTTTTACCGAGGCGGTCTCGTAGCCCTTGATCTTTGCATCCCTTTCGGCGATATCAGCGTCGTATTTCGCCGCCTTTTCGTTCGCCGTCGATAATGCGCCGTTCAGATCACCGATCTGTTTGTCGTACTTCTCTTTCATCGCCTTCAGGTCTTCCGGAGAAGTATAGGAAGCGTACTTCTTTGCTTCCCGTTCCAATCTGGCCTGCACGATGCTGTTGGTACGCTCACTAACGATACTGTCCAGCTGTTCCGATGTTGTGATAGGTGTTTCTAAATCCATTTTTGCTCCTTTCCTGCTTAACCATGCAGTGACGTGATGCCTGCTATATCCGGCAGTGACGGTTTATCTGAAATAGCATATGCTATACAGAATATATTTTTTGTTTTTTCTTGTTTGCGTAGGCATTACACGACCAATACGCATATATCATGGAATCCATGATCACAATATCGATATCATCCCTGGTGGATGCGTAACCGAATCCTCCATTGCTCCCTATTGCACGCTTTGTGCAGTTTGATACGGACCATGCAAGTGACTGCTGCCCTGCATGACACAGATGCTTCGCAAATAATCCCTGCTCAAATGTCGCATTTGCTGTCACTACCTGCGGCACTTTTAAAAGGATCGGCGCTTTCTTTATTCCTGCATCTGCCATTGCTTTCTGCAGTATTGTTTGGCCATTGGCCCCGTCGATCAGCACACGCTTGATATCTGATGCTCTTATGAATGCCGTCATCCAGTCTGTTCCGTCCTTGATTGGCCTGCAATCCCGGCACTCTACGAAGATCCTGCCATCCGTGGTCGCCACAGCCAGCGACATTGCCACGTTCCGGCCATCCTTTCCGTACTTGATACCGATATGGAGTTTTCCGGTAATCTCCGGCAGCTTCGTTACCTGAAGTTCGTCCCACTCCCTTCTGCTGATCTCGGATTTCTGGTTGTATTTCAGCCATAAGCCAAGGCGCTGAATGTTGAAGTCTATGTTGTCGCTTCCGACTTCATCCCGCACGGAACGCTCCGTGAATATGGTTCCCAGAGACGGGTTTGTCTCATACCACAGATCTACATCGTTCGGATCTGACAAATGATCCACGGACCATTCTGCCCAGCCGGTGTTTTCCCTCTTCCCGGCCAGCGCATCTTCTCGCATATACTGGAACACTGTTCCGGCGCTTACTGCCGTTGGTGGTGTTCCGCAGAAAATCGTCTGTGGATTCTTGCTTGCCGTGACCACATACTTCAGTGCGCTCTCCTGATCGTCGGTATACTCCTGTGCCTCATCGATGATCAGAAGGTCGAACCCCTCCCCCAGACCACCCTTGGATGATCTGGTACGAAAAAAGGCTCTTCCACCACCCTCTACTGTGATGGTTTCAAGCCCGAACTGTTTTGTTGATTTATGCGGTATCCCGGCAGCATAAAGCAGGTTTTCCAGCCGCTCCCACGCGCTGTGGCTGGTAGATGTCCGGTGCGCTGTATGCAATATGGTCTCGCCATTTTTGATGCCGTACAGTTCTCGCATTGCCACCACTTCATTCTTGCCGTTTCGTCTTGGAACTGCATATCCGAACTTCGTATGCGTCCACAGGCCGTCTTCACGCTTGCCCAGGATATCAAAAAGGAGCAGCTCCTGCCACTCCTGCGCTTTGTTCTTTGTTGAATTGTATAATTTGACTGCTGCCGCACCTTCCGTCACTGTATACGGCAGTGTTACGGACTGGGTGGGCGTCTGCCGTCCGATCCGCTTTTCGTCCATATTCTTCTCTTTCTTTTTTCCATCAAAAAAGCACCGGTTATCCGATGCTTTTACATACAACCATCATCATGTTCCTTATAGTATTTATGAACTCTGTTGTTCATTTCTACAATCTCATCCGGCGTCCCTTCCTTGAATCCATCTCCCCTATCCTCACGGGCATTCCTCGCACGAAACTGATTAACTTTGTTAAACATGATCTCAATTTCTTTTGTCGGTTCTATATATCCCATTTCTAATTCCTCATTCGATAATATCGCTTATATTCAACATATACCTCATCATAACGGCCTTCTTCCCACTTCTGTTCTGCATAGGATCCATATTTGCTTACATTGTACTTTGTAACCTTGTTCTCGTCAAGTTGCTTTTTGGCATAATTGATTACAAGCTGAACTAATTCATTTTCTTTTACCCCTTGGTTCATCGCGCTCACTTTGCTACAATCTTCCCAGTGAAGCAATTCGTGGAGTAACACTCTTCTGTTAAATGCCGGATCTTCTGTTTCACCCAAACGCAACATTACAAATACCGTATTCGAATCAAAAAGATATCTTCCGTACGATTTTGTCAGCTCCGTATAATCTGTCAAAACTATAGTCGGTAGTATTCCTTCGCTTCTATCCACTCTCTCTACAGCCCATCTAATATATTCGCGATTAATTCTATCCATCTCTTTCGGTTTTATATGCATTCTATCGGATATTAAGACTTTGTAATCCCCAAAATCAACGGTTTTTCCGGATACAACAACATCCCCATAATCTCCGCCGGCTGGTATTTCTTTTGATTCACCTCTCTGTATTTTATGGTAATTCATTCCTGAATTACTGTCCGCATTCAGTTTGATACTCTCTTTACGCTCCGCCCACTGATTCTTCTTCCAGTCCTCTTGTCGCTTCACGCTCCCGTCCAGATGCATCTCGATCTCACATCTGCATTCCCGGTGGCGCTGGTACGCTTCGCGGTTCGTGGCATCATAGGTTCCTGCCTTATTCAGACACCAATCACAGCACTTTGCTTCTGCCTGGCGCTTGATTATCGCCGCTTTTCCAGCCTTCGCCAGTACTTCTCCATTCTTGATCATCGTTTCATCCACGACAGACTGTGAGAAGTTCGCCACTGGAGATCCGAGCATCCACCCGGCCTCTTCCATCGTCTTGCCGTCCATCTTGGTTGCGAAGCCATCGGCACGATCCTGATTGAAATCTGCTTTCTGTGGCTGAATATGCACGCCTGCTGCCGTGTTGATGTTCTCCTGGGCTACCGCTGCCATAGTAGAAACAATCTTGTGATCGTCCTTCAACAGTGGCTCGATCGTTTCCTGCACGAATTCCCTTGTGAACACGCCTTCCGGCATTTTTTCTTCCGTGATCTGCTCCCGGAAGACACTGGAAAGCACCTTTCCGGTCTCATAAGCGTACTGTTCAGCCGTCACATAGGTTCCTTTTCCGCTGTTCAGATGGTCCGCCAGAGCCGTCAGCTTCTGATCTGCCTCCACCCTCTCTGCGAAGGCTTTTTCCATATTCGCTTTCAGTTCTTCCGTGGATTCATCCAATATTCTCTACCTCAAAACGGATCCCTGCTCTTTTCGATTCCCGTCAATCCCTGCAGGTTGTCCCATCCGATATATCCCGGAGCCGCCTGCACAAGTTTCTGGATGCCGTCGCCGATCAGTGAAATCGCCGTCAGATCCGGCTCGAAGATCGGTGCCCATCTGCATCTTGCCTCCGCCAACACCTCTCTGTCATATTTCTCTCCATCACGCACACACGCTGCCAGATAACCGGCATTCAGAAATCCGGTGCCAAAATTGCGCTGCGCTTTTCTGGCCGCCAGTCTCAGTGTTTCGTGTGCAGCCTTTATCGCCTCTGAGCTGGCCGGATTTTCAGAAGGAAAGCCCAGATCATCCATTGTCATTCCGGTTTCGCCCGAAAATGCTGATACATACATTTTCAGCTGGTTCAGATGCGGTTCCATGCTGATCTGCGCAAACTGCCCTACACTTACCTTCTCGCCGGTTTCGCCGGTTCGGAAGTCCATCATTGTCGAGGCGGTCTGCTTCCAGTTTTCAAATCGTTCCGCATCTTCATCAAGACCAATCACATACTTTTGTGGGATTGTTCCGAACTCTGCTGCCACATCCGCTCTTGTCATTGTGTGCCGTGCCTTGTCCTGAAGGTTCATGCAGGCTCTTGTGATCCTGCTGTGTCCGAATGGTCTAGCCGCATCCGGCCGGTGGATCACCGGCACCAAAAGCGGATATTTTGCCTTATTTCTCACGATCTTCGGATTTTTGGCTCCTTTTTCCCAGATCTCGATCTTCCCGGCCGTGAAATACGCATCGATCAACACCGTTTCGTTGTCATCATCCCGTTCTAAAACCGCATAGCCTTCCGTCAGTAGCCCGGTTGTCTGATCAATCTGCCCTGTTGCGTTGCGACCGTCAATCACCTGGATCCTCGGATTCTGCTCTGGCCCCTGCGGTATGATATACATGAAACTACATGACCCGATCAGTGCTGATAAGATTGCATTATCAAACAAAATATCCGGATTATTCACCCGGAATACATCGTTCATCATCAGGATATCGCCATCCTCTTCTATCCCCAGAAAATGCAACCTGTCCGCCAAACAGTCCACCGCTTTCGTGCACCATCCCAGAACGGAGTTGTACGCCTCTCGCATCTCCGTCGGGATGATCGACGCCGGATCCATGCGTTTCATCTTCATCTCGTAGTATTTATATCTGGTTTTGACTCGTTCCTGCCTCTGCCTCTGCTTGCGTCGCAGGTATTCGATACCCTTGTATGCTGCCATTTTTCAATCCTCTGATTTCAGCGAGAAATTTGTACAAGATC